CGGTTAGCAGCAGGCGGTACAATTGGCCCGGTTCCCGGTGCTGCGGGTCTTCCACCAAGAACATCTAATACTCCACCTACACCGCCAGCTCGTGCTCCTCCCGATACTGCAAGAACTGCTGCTCTTGCTTTTGCAACGCCGATAACTGCTATTAATGCCAATAACCCTGCACCTAAAATTTCAAATGCATACGGAATTCGTCCTATTGCAGTTAAAGTTTTAGCAAAAAATGTCACAACAGGATTAAACACAGCAAATAATTTTTCAACTATAGGAAGAATTTTTTCCAATATAAGTTGACCTAATTTTTGCATAGCTTCTTGAGTTTTCACTGCATCTGCTGCTTGACTTTCTTGTTGCTTAATTTGCTCGTCGTAGGCCTTTGCTAGTTCTTTTTGTAAAGTTGCTTCGTCTGTAATTCCTTTTGCTCTAAGTTTATTTTCTACTCCAATTAAACTTCCGACAACTTGCTGATATTTTCCTTGTTGTAATGCCAATGCATCACCTGTTTGACCAAACCGTTTTGCTTGGTCAGATGCGGTTGTTAGTACTCTTCCAAATTTATCTGTTACTTGTTGTTGAGTTGTTCCAGCAGTTATTGCTGTTCTAGTCATATCAGTAAGCGCTTCTGCGGTTTGAGGAGCTACTCCCGATAGTGTTTGTGCTGCTTCTGTTACTGGCGGCAACCCTAATGCAGCAGACATAACTAGATCTGTTGCACCTGCAATGCCGCTTGCGGCTGCTTTATCGTATGCTGCTTTTAATTTAGCACGTTCAGCTTCGTCCATGTTGGCCATTTTACGCTGAAATGCTTCATTCATCTGTGCTTTTTTCTGTTCTTCTTCTAATTTCTTTTTGCTTATACCTGTAAATTTTGTTAGAGCATCTAGTTCTGTTAGATATTCAGTTGTAGATTTTTTTAGAGCATCAGTATTTTCTAATTCTTTCTTAGAGCGACCGCCAGTTGCCGCAATATACTTTATCATCTCTTCGTTAATTTCTTCAGTAGTCATGCCTAGATTTCTAAGCTGTCTACCTAACGGGCTTCCGACAAATTCATTACTTAATTTTACAAATGATTTTAATCCTTGATCTACAGTTGATCCCATTCTTGCAAATGACTCACTGTTGTTTTTAACTAGATTAGAAAATTGATCTAATGTTAGATATGCATTCGATGCAGCTTGTCTCATATCAGTTAAGCTACCACCAAAATTTGCGCCTGCTCTAGTTAAGTCCTGATATGTTTTTAATAAATTTTCTTGATACGATGCTAAACTGGACATTCCTTGGAATACTAATCCTAGTAGTCCGGGCAATCTTCCAAACTGTGCTAAAACTCCGCTTACATTTCCTGTGCCTGATGTTATTTCTTGAGCAGCGGCGGCAACATTTTTAAAACCAACTGCTACAGAATCTGCTACATTAGAAAGTGCACCGTATGATGCTCCTAATTTTTGTCCGTTTTTATATAATTTAGAATGTTCTTGATTTACTTCACTGATTATAGCAGGGTCAAGCCCGGCAGATGCAGCAACACCTGCAACTTTGTTTGCAGCGGCTGTACCATTAACTTTTTTAATTTCTTCAATTAATTTTAATAATGTCGCTTCAGTGGCTGCATTAGCGAATTTTGCACCGTTTAAATCGCCACCACCTTCAACTATTACTTCTTCGGCCATTGTTTTTCCGTGATTATGTATGTAGATAAATATGTTATCTAAGCTCAAAGTTTATTTATCGGAGATACAAATATGGCTACAACTGGAAATTTAACCCAAACAAACCCCCTTGCTTCTTTCATGAGGCAACCAAAAATTTATATTCGTTTACCTAGTAACGGCGAATTTTGGCCCGACGGTAGTCTCGCTAAAACAGAAAATAATGAATATCCCGTGTATTCTATGACTGCCAAAGATGAATTAATGCTAAAAGTTCCAGATGCCGTTATGAGCGGGCAAGCTGTAGTCGATGTTGTACAACATTGCATTCCTAATATTAAGAATGCTTGGAATATTCCAAGTATTGATTTAGATGTTATTCTAATTGCTATTAGATTAGCAACTTACGGAGAAAAAATGAATACTCCTTTAAGTTTGGGTACAGATAGTGATATCGAATATGTAGTAGATTTAAGACACGTTATGGATAATTTGCTAAATCAAATTACATGGGACCCTGTTGTCCAAGTTACAGATGAGTTAACTGTCTACGTTCGCCCGATGACTTATAAACAAATTAGCGAAAGTGCATTAAAAACATTCGAAACACAAAAAATTGTTCAGATCGCCAACGATGAAAAGTTACCCGACGAAGAAAAGATTAAAATTTTTAAAGAAAGTTTTAACAAACTAACAGAAGTTACTATTGGATTAGTGCAATCAAGCATTTACAAAATAGATTCATCTAATGGAAGTACTGAAAATTCTGCACATATTAAAGAATTTTTAGAAAATATCGATAAAGGAATGTTTAATACCATTCAAAAACATTTAGACAATCTAAAAGAAATTAATTCAATTAAACCAATTAGAGTACCTGCAACTCAAGATATGAAAGATAAAGGATATACTGAAGATACTATCGAAGTTCCGTTAGTATTTGATCCATCTACTTTTTTCGTATGAGGCTTTTATATCTAGATATTGACGAAATTAATAAAGTCATTGAAGAATATGACAAAGATATAAAGGCCATAAAGGAAGAACTATTTCGTATTTGTTGGTATATGCGAGGTGGTGTAACTGCTAGTGAAGCATACCTACTAAGCAGAGAAGACAGAGAAATAATTGCAAAGCTAATTGAAGACAATTTAGAAATTACTAAGAAGACTCAACTTCCGTTTTTTTAAATTGTCATTCCTAAAAATTTGCTCTTAAATTCTACAACTTTTTTCTTCTTAAGTTTCTTCTTTTCTTTAGCTTCTCTAATACCTTTATCGGCAGCAGCTTTAATAGCTAGTTTGTCCTGAGCAGTTTGTTGGAATGGAGCTTTAGCTTTAGCTGCATCAGCCGCAGCTTTAATAGCCGCATCTTTTTGTGCATTTGCAGCATTTGCCTGTTTAGTAGCATTCATTTGTTGAACTGCTGCTGCTTGATCAGCTTGTCCTTTTGCTTGCTTGTCTGCTGCTGCTTTTGCAGGATCATATGTAGTACCTTGAGTAGGTGGAGCACTTGCTGCTGGTGCAGCAGGTTGTTTTTCTAAAGCATCTATTGCTTTTTGCTTATCTTCGGGAGATAATTTTTCAATATCTGAAATAATATTATCTAAATTTGCATCACTTGCAGCTGGAGCGACTGCTGGAGCACTACTACTTGCAGGCGCTGCGATAGAACTTGCAGCAGGTGTACTACTACCTGTAGTTGATGCAGCACTTGCAGCGGGCCTACTACCACTTGTACTTGTTGCAGGAGCACTGCTACCTGTAGTTGGAGCTGGTGTTCCGGCATCTCCGCCATACTGTGATCTTGCTTGAGCATACCCTTGTTTAGCACCAGACCACCAATCTTTAGCACCGCCTACAACATTACCTGCTAGTTTGCCCATGCCTTGACCAATGCCTCTCATGCTTAATTCATCTAATTGATCTTCTGAAAGTAATTCATTGATTTTCATATTAAACTGTTCCTAATTTTTTAAATGGGCAATTGCCTTTAATTGATATTATTTACATTTATTTCCAAATTATTGTTTATTTATAAACGAACTACGTTCGTTTGCTCTTTCATCTTCGATTCAGAGCAACTTTAGTTAGTAAGAGATAGCTGCGAAGTGTTAACGAAGCAGTGTATTAATATCATTCAGATTAAGCGGTCACACTAAAGCCCGTTAGGGCCAAGAGTGCATCATTCGAGTAGCACAGTCACATAGCGTTAAAGCATTACAGTGGCGGTTGTCCGGTACCACGAGCTTCGTCTTCACAACGGCAGTTATACTACTCAACGCTATCTGTGTAGTATAACCTGGTCTTTTTAGACCATCTTTTTGCCTATTCTCTTACTTCAAACAATCAAACCGCGGCGAGTTTGCGATCTTCATCCCTTTCGGGGTAGTGATTGAGTGCTCACAACGACTAGAGACTTCCATCCCTGCGATCCGAGATCCAGGTTTAGGGCACCCGAGATTAGCTGGTGCTTGCTATTACCGTTTATTAGCCTTAAATTTTAGATTTTATATGTGAGCCATGGACGCGGACTTGAATGTGGCCGTTATAGTAATCGTCTGATTCTAATACACGGTATTCAAATTGAAGTTTTGCTTCTATATATGAGCACTCCGCTTTTGATTTACAATAGTATAATATTTCTCTACTAAACTTTTCTGTACCTAGATTCTTTACATCTTCGTTTAGTTGTGTGTTTGAGCCGTAATATGTTTGCCAGTCTGATTCAATTTTGCTTTTAATTCGTTTTCTTTTTTTGTTGCCGTTCTTTAACTTAACAGTCTTGTAGGTCGTTTTACTAAATTTGCTTAATTTTTTTCCGATATATTTTTTACCCGTGACTACATTGGTTATTACGTATACATAACCTACGCAATCATCGGGTAATTCCGATACAATTTGTCCTTGATAGGTCCAGGACATTGATTATTTTGTTACTTTTGCTTCTTTGCGAGCGTTTTTCTCAGCAGTAATTTCATTACGGCGAGCTTTTACTAGCTTACCTAATTCTGCAAGTGCTTTACGAGCACGAGTCCCTGCTGCTGAATTTCCAGAAGTGAATTTTAAATCTTCTTTTAAAAATTCTTCGAATGTTGTTTGCATTTGTACAGTTGTATTATTCATGTTTTCTTGGCCTTCCTCTTTTTAATGGGTTTTCTTTTCTATAAGCACGGTCTGTTCTTTTCTGTGCTAATCTTTCTTTGGTATTATTTCTATTTTCTCTATAACTAGATAAGCTAGATTCTTGTAATTCTTTATGTAGTATAGCTAATTTTTTTGCAACTTTTCGTAATTCTCTAACAGATTCTCTTCCAAAATTTTTCTTATAGATCATATGCTTGTTATGCAATTCGACCATAGTTTCTAAAATTAGATCGTATGTTCTAAGATAACGGTCATATTCAACTTTCAACATAATCTATATTATTGGAATAATTTGTAAATCCATTTTCTTTTACTACACGAAGAACATTGTTTACTCTACCTATTAATTCATCCTTATGACTTATTAAGTATATATTCTTATTCCTCTCCCTGGCCATCTTTTTTAGGACAGCTAGAGCACTTTCTACTCCTGCTGCATCCATTCCTGCATCAACTAGTTCATCTATAAACAATAAATTAATATTTTGATACAATCCTTCCCAAACATCTCTAAAAGCAAAGCTCATAGACAGGATTAATCTATTCCGTTCACCTCTTGATAAATTATCAAAATCTAAATCTTGCCCTAGTTGAGTTATTTCAACATTTAGATCGTTTTGAAAAATTACACGATGTGGTAAACCTAACTTGTCGATATAATAGCTTAATCGTTTATTGAGATAAGTTAAGTTTTGATCAATTATTTTCTTACGCACAAAACTATCTTTATTGGTAAGAAGTTTGAGTAAGAACTCTTGATGGTCCTTTACTTTGGTTAAGGTGTTTATATGATCCCATGTAATTTCTTGAATTGCAGTTTTTTTCAATTCTTCAATTTGTTCATCATATGGATTTTGATCATTAACTTTATCTTCTAAACTTTTTTCTAATTGTTCTAAATTATTTTTATGTCCTAGTGCTTCTGCTTCTGTTTCGTAAAATGTAGTAGGTTTTTTACCTTGCTTACCTATAGATTCTATTTCGTTGTTAATGATGCCTAGATCAGATATTACTTTTTGAGCATATGTATTAGCATCTTGAATATTTTTCTTAACTTCATCGACCATTTCTTTATGTTTGTGGTCGTGGATTTCTTGTTCACATGCAGGACATTTTTTATCTTTGAGCTTTTCTAGCTCTTTATTATATTTGTCAAACGTTTTTCCAGCCTGTGTTACGGCTGTTTCTAACGTAGCTCGTTGTTTTGTTAATGCAGATAATCGTGTATTGTTATCGATCCATTTTTGTAGATCTTTATGTGCTTGCAACTCGGCATTAATGTCAACATTTTCTAATTGCATTATAGCTTTTGCAATGTTCTCTATCTCAGTTTCTTTTTTAGTATTCCATGCTGAGCTTTTAATTTTAAGACTATCGATACTTTTTTGAATATTATCGTTTGCAGTTTTAACACCTTCAATACGATATTGCTCTTGTTGAATAGAATCTTTAGTTTCTTTAATTGAAGATTTTAATATCTCTGCCTTTTCACTTAGAAGCGTAATTCCTAGCAATTGTTCAATTACTTCTCTTTGATCAGCAGCCTTCATTGCTAAAAATGGCTCTGTATAAGTGTTAAGAGCCACTAAATGTTTAAACATAGTATGGCTCATTTCGAGCATCTGTTCAATTGCTTTTTGAGTTTCTCTACTATCTCCTTGACTATCGTCTTCTTCTTCTGTTTTTAACTGTTGGTTATTAACAAACAATTTAAGAACATTAGGTTTACGGCCTCTTTCAATACGATAGTTAATATTATTTTTTTGAAATTTTACAGTAACTAACATATGTTTCCCATTAATTTTATTAATGAGATTTTCTTTTTTAATATTAGTCAATGCTTGTCCATATAACGCATAGCTTAAAGCGTTAATGATGGTAGTTTTTCCTGTGCCGTTACGACTACCAGTATCGTCACCACCGAGATCTAAGTTGCTTCCTAATACTAAGGTTAAGTGTTCTCGATCAAAATCAACTGCTTGAGTTTGATTTCCTACACTCATGAAGTTTTTTACAGTAATGTTTTCAATTAAGAAGCTCATAGATTGTTATAAATTTCTAGTAAAATTTTCTTATCAAATTGTTCTGATTCAACAGCTACTAAACTTTCAGTTACAATTTGATCTACACTTTCAAATTTTGTATCAGGATTATCTTCGACTGAAGTATCGAGACTTACTTTATCTTGAATCAAGCTAATTTCTCGAATGTCATATTCGTTTGTAAATGTTTCTTTAATAAAATTTGCTTCTTCAAAAGTAATATCAATATCGAGATTTACTTTTAAGTACATCTTACTTTTCATAATTTGATCTTTTTGATCAAGTAGTTCACTTAATTTAACATGTCTAAATTTTGGACAGTTATCCCAATTGATAAATTGAGGAGTTCCGCCCCATTCTAAAATCATCATTCCTCGTTCATCATCCCAGGTATCACTGAAGTTATGAGGAAATGCGTTACCTATATACCAAATTTTACCTCTGTTTTGGCGTTTATGGAAATGCCCACTGAATACATATTCTTGATGTTTAAAATGTTCTGGTTGTAGTTCACCGTGATCAGGCATTTGAACCATAGCGTTCATATAAAACAATGGCAATTCAAAATGACCAAACATATATCGGCTCTTAACTTTGCTGATATTTTTCCATTCGTCACCTACCAACCATGGTACTAAGGTCACATCACCTATGGTGCATACATCTTCGACCACAGTGACGCCTGGAATATGTCGCCCGAATGCAGAACTATGAATATCACGTTTATCTTTATAGAACAAATCGTGATTTCCTGGAAACCAAAAAAACTGATCAAAGGCTGCGCCGAGTTTTTCTAAACAACGTATGCTGGTATCTAGAGTAATTAGATTAAGACTATTCCGATTATGACTCCAGTCGCCTAGAAAAATACCTGTATCACAGCCTGCTTTTTTTGCTTCAGCAATATACCAATCTACAAATTCTTCGCAATCGTTTAAGTGAGTTGTTGAATTTGATTTTAGTCCAAAATGTATATCTGTAAAGCAAGCAACCTTTTTAAATAGGCTCATTTAAAGTTCTCCTATTTAAAAGTATAATGAAAAGATTAGCAAAGGTCAAACTTCTTGGTCATCGTCTTCAACCGTTTCTTCGCTCTTAGGCATTCTAAAGTTTTTATAAAGTTCTGCTTGACGTGCAGTTTCTTCTGCATATTCCTGTTGATATTGTCTAGTTAAGCTAGGTGTTAGACCTGCTTCTTCTAACATATCGTCTCGAATATTTTGATTTTTCTTTTCGATATTTAAAATTCTAGTAAAGCTATTAGTGACTGCTGCGGTGTAATATGCAAATGGATTTTCTGATTTTGATTCGTCGAATTGTAATCCAATTTGACTAAGTTGAAGTATTGCTTGCCCCTTCATCTCTTCAATATAGGTGTATCCTCTCCAATTTGCTCGTTGTGCATATCTTTCGGATAATTTTAAAAACATGCGTCCTAGTTCTTCAGTAATTCTACCGTGGTCTTTGGAAAATTTACCTTTTTCGATAGAGCCTTTCCAGTGACTTTTACCTACACAAACTAATTCTTCGTCTTCAAATTTCCAATGTTGGAATGGAGGAAAATTTACTTTATCATGACTATCTGCTGTAGTTTTTGTGGTCTTTTTTCTTCCTGGTGCTAGCGGAATATGCTCAAATGTCATTATTCTAAATACTAGATCAGTTTTTTCTATAGTTTTATAATCTGGAGTAACTTCTGCTAGTTTTATTTTCTTATTTCCTGCGTTTCTTTCAGCAGTAAATGCCTGTAACCCTATTCTTTTTGCTCTATTTCGTTTAGCTTCTGCAATAGTTCTAATATTAATTTTTTCTAAACTAGTTAAAATTATGTCATGTTGACTATATTCTTTTTTTGTAAAAGTTGAAAAACTGCATTTACTTTTATGTATTTCGGACAGTAAATCTCTATTATTTAAATATTTTACTTTTCGTATTGATGGCAAGGCTGTCATTATTGTTATTTTTCCTTTAATGGTTATTATAGCAATAGAATTTTGCTATGTCAAATAGGTTATCAGAGCATTTTATTTATTGGTTAAATATACTATATAAGGAATTTTTTATGTCTACAAATTTTGTTGCCGGAAGTAGTGATGCAGGTGGAGGGCAATCGTCTTCGGCCTTTGCTGCAATGGATCCTAGAAGATTTGATTTAATGCAAAAAGTTCCGGATGGTGCCGAACGACAGCAAATGCCCCCAACAGAAGTCAATGCAACTGATGCTAGTGGTAAACAACTGGGCGATGATATGCGAGTAAAAATTAGGGTTCCTCCTGGATACCTTACTAATTTAACATCTGGGTTTAATGGAAAATTGGCTAACAATTTTGGTGGTATTGTGTTTCCTTATACGCCGACACTTAGTTATGAATTAAAAGCAGATTACAAACCACAAGACCCTACACATTCAAATTTTTCGATAAACTTTTTTCAAAAAAGCAGTATAGGACAAATATTAATTAATGGTAAATTTACTGTAGAAAATGCTGCCGATGCTCAAACGTATTTTTCTACAGTTCATTTATTAAGAGCATTAACAAGAATGCGATTCGGAACAGACCCGGATGCAGGAGCACCTCCGCCAGTTTGTAGATTAGATGCTTACGGAGACATGATGTTAAAAAATGTACCAGTTGCGATATCGTCTTTTAGAGTTGAGTTACCGGATGATGTCGATTATTTTACCATGCCGGCAGTTAATGGGCAAGGAACAAGTGCAGCCCCAACTCGTTCTACCATTTCTATTGCATGTGTACCGATGTATAGTAGAAATGAAATGCAAGGATTTTCTGTCACAGGATATCTTGGCTCTAGAGATAGCAGAGGATTTGTATAATGACAATATATAAAAAAACTAGCCCCTATTATAAAACCAATGTAGTAAATGAATATTTAGATGTTATTAATTTTAGAGATATCCCTGCCGAAAGAGATGATCATTTATTTGAAATTACCAAAACTTATGAAAATAGGCCAGATTTGTTAGCCTATGATTTATATAAAGACAGCGGGCTTTGGTGGGTATTTTCTGTTAGGAATAAAAGTTTAATTAAAGATCCTATTTTTGATTTTTCATCTGGCAAGAAGATTTATCTTCCTAAGTTATCTACATTAAGAAGTTCGTTAGGAATATAATATGAGTGAATATACTGGGTATGAATCAGCATTCGTTCCGTCACCCGCGGCAGAAACTGCTTCGCCGGAAGTAGAAAGAAAAACTAGTACTTCTAAAAGTAATCCTGACAACGATTCTAAATCAGCTGCTGAAACAAAACAACAAGCAGCAGGAACACAAAAAGAATCAAATGTTTTAAATGGGTATAGATCTATAACATATAATTTTATCCTAGCAGGATTACCGAAAGATTACTTAACAAAACCCGAAGCTTATCGTGAAGGAGAATTAAATTTAGTAATTTTAAAATCAGGTGGTAAAGGTGATAGTAGTGTAACTCCGCCGGCTGGTCCTACATCTGACGAAACTCGTCGAGCACAAGCAGATCCGAACGATGATGTTCGTGACAAGAGATTTAAAACTTCACAGAAATCGGCTAATGATTTAAAAACACAAAATGCCGGAATAGTTCAAGGATTTAATCAAGAAAGTCCCGGCAGGTTTGATATGTTCATTGATAGTGTTGAAATAGAAACACTAATGGCATTTACTCCTACTTCCGGAACTACACTTCCTACAAAAATTAAATTTGATATATACGAACCATACAGTGTTAATGGATTCATCGAAGCATTGCACGTCACTGCACTTGCAGCAGGTTATACTTCATATGTAAATGCTAGTTATTTGCTTAAGGTCGAATTTTGGGGGTATGCAGACGATGATGTCGATCAATTTAAAGACCCTGTTAAAATTGAAGGAGCAGAAAGATATTTTCCAATAGGTTTTACAAATTTGGAAGTTGAAATAACTGAACGAGGAACCAAATATGTATGTTCAGCAGTTCCTTATAATGATCGTGCATTTGGGCAACCTAGTGTTATTAAAAAGCCTATTAAAATGGAAGGCGAGACCGTAAAAACTATTTTAGATAATCTTATAAAATCAGTAAACGAACAAGTAGTTAAGTCGGATCAGGACGGTAGAAAAATTGTAAATCATCATGATGAATATGTTATTAAGTATGTAAAATGGGATACTGCGAATGGTTGGATAGATGCTCCTGAATCAGAGATACCTAGCAGTAAGTTGCTTGAACTATTTGAGGATAATGTTCTTTATAAATTTGCAACACCTGACGAAGGAAATAACGCATACAAACCAGGAACTGCACCAAAGAGTATAAAATATAATCCAAAAGGCGCAGCAATAAATTTTCCAGAAAATAGAAATATACATGAAATCATTACTGCTGTAATTCGTGATTGTGTGTTTATTAGAGACTTATTAAAAGATATGTCCGATAAAGCTAAAGCCAAAAGCCGAGTTGACAGTTACGGAATGGTTGAATATTTTTCAGTTCGTATCGAAACTACAAATAAAGAAGTGTTTGATCCAATAACAAAGAGACCTTATCAAACATTTACGTTTGTAGTTGCTCCGTATAAAGTTCATTTCACTAGATTGCCTACATACGGTCAAGTACAGTTAGAAGAAAAAGAATTTTCTAAATTAACCCTAAGAGAATACAATTACATCTATACAGGAAAAAACATAGATGTAATGTCATTTAAATTAAATTTTAATACGTTATACTTTGAAGCTATACCAAAATCTATGGCGGATCAAAATGCACCAAACGTACAAGAAGGTGCAAAACCAAGTTCCGGAATGCATCGAAAAGTAGAAGCACCGTCAAAGGAAATACAAGAATCAACAAACCCGTCTCATCCTATGCCTCCGGTAATAGAGACTACATCTCCGGCTCATCCTAGAGATGGTTCTGCAATACCTCATCAATATGATTCGTATAATACAATGGC